TCAAATATAAGAAATCAGATGTATATGGAACAACAAAATCTAATTGAACAAGATATGGCGCCTTTTGGGTTCGTAGATGACGGTATCAATAGTGACCCTATGAATGAAGAAACTGTAGATGAGTATGGTACACGATGGTTCCCTGTTGTACGAAAAGGTCAATAAACTACAATTTTGGGTTATTATAAATATCATTAACTGATAAAGTTTGACTATGGTCATAAGAAAACTTATGGATTTTGAAAAATTAAAATGTTAATTAGCTAATTAAGAGGAGAAACAACCTATGGCATTTCAAGTATCACCAGGTGTTCTCGTACAGGAAAAAGATTTAAGTAGAATTATTCCTGCGGTATCAACATCAATCGGAGCAGTTGCGGGTCAATTCGCAAGAGGTCCAGTTGATGAAATCGTAGCAATTTCTAGTGAACAAGAATTAGTAGATACGTTTGGAAAACCAGACTCAACAAACTTTGAGTATTTTTTCAGCGCCGCTAACTTCTTAGCATACTCTAACGCATTAAGAGTAGTACGAGCTACCAATTCATCTTTGACAAATGCTAACAGCGCTGGTTCAAGCGTGTTAGTAAAAAACACAGATGATTACGAAAATAACTATGAAAGCGGACAAGGTGTAGTAGGAACTTTTGCTGCAAGATCAGCAGGAGCATGGGGTAACAACTTATTAGTTGCTACTTGCCCATCAGCTACAGCTTACGAACAGGTATCATCATCATTAATCGCATCAGATTCAACAACAAACGTAGTAGGAAATACTTCTGTTGCTGTTGATGATAATAGCGCATTTAATGTTGGAGATATTATTCAGTTTTCAACAACTGCTGACACATCAGATTTTGACGATGGTGATTTTTATAGAATCACATCTTTAGGAGCTGGTGAAACTATTAATTTCGTTCAACACCCAAGAGGTGCTGGCGGATTAAAAAGAACAGTTGTAGATAACGCAAGAATAAAAAGAAGATGGAGATATTACGATTCAGTAGATGGCGCTCCAGGAACTTCACCATACGTTTCAACAAGAAACGGATCAGGTGATGAAATCCACGTTGTAGTCGTTGACGAAGATGGTGGTATCACTGGTACACCAGGCGAAGTAATCGAAACATTTTCTAACTTATCAAAAGCGGCTGACGCAAAAACTCCACAAGGAGACACTAACTACTATCCAACTGTAATTAAAAATCAATCTAATTACATATATTGGATGGACCACAATACTTCTGGTTCAAATTGGGGTAACAACGCAAGTGGAACAACTTTCACTTCTGTAACTACACCAACTAACGAATCATTATCTGGTGGTTCAGATGGTTCAACTGTAACAGATGCAGAATTAAAAACAGCATACGAGAAATTCCAAGATGCTGAAACTGTAGATGTAGGGTTAATCATCGCTGGTCCAAGTGGAAGTACAACACACGTTGATAATCTTATCACAATTGCTGAAGAAAGAAAAGACGCAGTAGTGTTTGCTTCACCACAAAGAACAGATGTAGTTAATATCGCCAACTCAAATACACAAACAACTAACGTTATTGATTTCTTTAATAACATTAGATCATCAAGTTATGTTGTATTTGATAGTGGTTACAAATATTGTTACGACAGATACAATGACGTATACAGATTTGTTCCATTAAATGGTGACATTGCTGGTCTAGCGGCTAGAACTGATTTAGTTGCTGATGCTTGGTACTCACCTGCTGGATTAAACAGAGGTATAGTAAGAGGCGCAGTTAAACTAGCTTACAATCCAACTAAAGCACAAAGAGATCAATTGTATCCTGCGAGAGTTAACCCTGTGTCAACTTTCCCAGGTCAAGGTACAATTCTTTTCGGTGACAAAACTGGATTGAGTTCGCCAAGTGCTTTCGATAGAATCAACGTAAGAAGATTGTTTATCACTTTAGAAAAGGCGATTGCACCGATTCCACTCGTCGACCCGGTGACGATTATCGTCTTACCAGTCAAGTCGCCGTGGATGATATTGTCGGCGCGAGATGGAAGCGCGCGACAGTGGTAGCGCTGCAGCAGCACGTCATCGAC